TGAGCGTACAGTGCTTTGAACCAGTCACGGCCGGCGGCACCTCCCCAGAGGTTGGCAGCCACGTCAGCCGGGGTGTTGGCTTCGGCCTCGAGGAACCGCGCGTTGCGTCCCCACCAGGCGTTGGCTGTTCGGACCTTGTCCTCGGTGGGCGCCTCACCGGCCACCAGGGCCTCGGCGTCCAGGACGGTCTGCTTCTCGAGGCCATCACCGGCCAGGCCTTCGGCGTACTGCTCCAGGCCGCGGCGGAGATTGCTTCGGACGGTCTCTGGGGCGGTCTTGGTCACGGCCCGAGGATGCCAGCAGGCGGCGATAGACATTTGTTCGTCGGTGTGGCGATTGGCCAGGCCATACTGGATGGCCTCGTCAGCGGTAAACCAGGTTTCGGATTTCATTGCAGCCCGAATCGATTCGATGCTGCGACCTGTTTTCTTGCGGTAGATACCTGCCAACACCTCGGCGTGTTGATCGAGGGCGTCGGCCATCTTCCTCATGTCCTCCGAGCTGCCGGCCACCATGCCGGAAGGGTCGTGAATCATTATCAGGGCAGCGTCGGCGATCTCTACCGTGTCACCTGCCAGGGCGATAATTGAAGCAATCGAGGCAGCGATGCCGACCACCCGGGTAGTTACGGGCGCCTGCCGGCCTCGCAGCATATTGTAGATGGCCAGGCCGTCCCAGACGTTGCCGCCTGGGCTGTTGATTTCGACCACCAGGGGTCCGGGGCCGACGTCCTGCATGGCCTGGCTAAATGCCTTGGCCGATACACCGGAGCCACCGAACCAGTCTTCACCGATCTGGTCGAAAATCTGGAGCACCGCCGGCTCATGGACTGAGGCTCGCGGTTGGTAGGAAAGCCAGTTGGTTACTTTAGTCATTCGGTTTTCTTGGCTCTGGTTTTCCGCTTCTTAGGCTCGAGCACCGCAACCACCTCTTCAATGGGCTCGGCCGGGATCGGCTCGGGCATTTCTTCGGAAGGGGGCTGCTCGAGAGCGGCCGCGGCCGGCTCTGGGGCTATCGGCTGCTTTTGAGCGGTCGAGATCTGGGAGACATCGAGGCCGTACTTAACTGCCAGGTCTTGGATGTACCGGGCTTGTTGGGCTTTGGCCTCCAGGGCGGATCGCCAGTCGATGCCTCGGGCGCCGTAGATCTCGTCGTAGGTGGTAATGCCGGCACCAAGCTCGTTTAGCTGGGCGGCTGAGTTGCGACCGACGTCGACGTTTGGAGCCCGGGGCGCCTGGATGGCTACCTCATACCAGTCGTCGGGAGAGTCTCTCAGGGTGGGGTCGGTGCGGATGGCGTACTCCATGACGTATTCCCAGATGCGTCGGGCGGCCGAGGCCATCACCTGGTGCCGGCTGCGGAACCATACCGAGGACATATCAAGGGATCCCCGGTAGACGGTGCCCTGCATCGACTCTGGGAATACCAGGACGTAAGGGATTCCGACGCCGGCACAGACCTTCTCGGTCAGGCTGCGCCAGTATTCGCGCATATTGACATTCGGTCGGTCAGCGCTGAACTGCTCGAACTCGTCGCCGGTCTTCATGACCTTGACCGAGGCGCCGAAAATGTTTTCGTAGTAGTTCTGGGCGGTCCCCTGGGAACCAGCAACACCGGATCGGAGGCTGGTGGCCTGGACCTCGCCGGAGCTGGTCTTGATCACCTGAGCCACGCTGGAGGCGAGCTTGCAGGATTCCATCTCGAGCTTCTGGAGGTCGTCCAGGTCGTGAAGGTCGTTGATCACACAAGCCACGAAAGGCAGGCCGCGGAGCTGGCCGGCACGTTGGGCCTCGTAGATGTGGACCACCGAGTCGGATGAGATCGACCGGATGTCGGTGAGCTGTCCCTGCTGCTGCTCCTGGCCGCAATAGAAGGAGATGGCCCGACCCGTCTTGGGATCGAACCGGACGCCGTCGAACACATCGGGAAGACCCTCCTGGCCATTGGGCGTGGAGACTTGCTGCGGCTCAATGAGCTGCAATCGGGGCCGGCCGGTCTCGCCCTTGGTCAGGAGGATAAAGCTTTCGCCATCGTAGAACCAACCACGGGCGGCCAGCGACATCAGTGTGCCGAAAGACTGCCGGGATCCGATGTCAGGGTAGCGGCTCCAGGTGTCCCACCATTTCTTAGCCTTGAGGTTCCAATCGGGATTCGAGGAAGCAGGCTGGACCGAGAAGTTGCTGCCGACGGTGTAATTCTCGAACAGGTCGCCCAGGCGATTCATCACCGCGTTGTTCTGCTCGAAGAATCGGGACTTTCGCACGATCTGCTGCCGGGTCGAGGCAGTCACATCGAACCGCACCGAGGTGTAGCTCGTGTCCAGGAATGACCGGCGGATCGAGTTGGACGCGCCCTCGTAGCGGTCGACAGGTGCCGACCGGAACTTACTTAGGATGGTGTCGAGGAATCCCATTAGGTCATGCCGGTGCGGATGGTTCCCTCACGGCGGAAGTTGGAGAAGTCGCCACCGAAACTGGTGGCTGCAACCAGAACCACGGCCAGCATCTTGGCGTAGATCTGAGCGTCGGTGGGGGTGAGGATGGCGTCCTGCTCGAGGTAATCGACAGCCAGGTCGTAGTCATCGAGCAGGCTTTCCCACATCTCGACCATCTCAGAAGGCGTTGGGGCACCTTTGCCCGGCTCCGCAAACTCGACCGACACATCGGAGGATGATGTCGACCGGACCACCTGGCCGGACTCGATCACTGTGGCCGCGGCGATGGACTTGGCAGCCAAGGCAGCCAGGAGCGTAACACCACCCAGTGTCGCATAGACACTGCGGAGATAGGCCCTCTTAATTGCTACCGTAAAAGTGAACACCTCGGGCCGGATCTTCACCGATCTCAAGTGTCTTACAACAGGTTAGCTAGCTATTGACTCGCTTGACGTAACCAGATCATTCCAGAGCATCACCATGGCGAGCTGCATGATTTCGCAGTCGTGCAGATGGTCCGGCCATTTCTGATTTCGCTTAACCCAGACGTGTTTGATTCGACCCGCGCGGTTGGCCTGGGGGCGTAGGACGTGTGAGTCGAGGTGTCGCCAGTACAGGTCGGGCTCGGCGATGTAGGAGCCCTCGGCCTGGACGCTGGGCGGATCCTGGTGCACGCCCCATTCCCGGTCGATGTCGCCCTTCCTTAGCCTGGAGAGCATATCTCGGAGGTGCTCGGTGTCGAACACCAGGAGGGGCTGCACCACGTCGGTCCTCATCGAAGAGGATGTCGACAGCCCGAAAGGGTGCACCGCCCCGGTGGCTGCCGTGAACCGGGCGCCGGTCTCCCGGCCTTTAAGTGGCATCCAGCCGATTACCATGGGCTTGCGGAGGCCGCCTTCTGGAGGGTATCGGAGCCCACAAGGGAAGTTGATCGGGTTGGATGTCACCGAGGAATAGGAGGCACAGGCGTCGTAGACGGTCTGGGTGTTGAAGCCTGAGTCGATGCCGACATCCATGTCATGGACCTCGAGGGCCACCTGCACCCGGCGAAGGGCTGCGAAGTCGTCGGCATGGCCGGCAGCAATCAGGGTAGAGTTGCCGTCTTTCCACTCGCGGCACACCCACCAGAGGAACGGCGCCACGGCCTGGACGTCGGCGGTCAGGTAGCGCCGGCCGCCATCGACGGTCACGGTGGCCGCGGTCTCGGTGCGCTCCTGCTGCACGTCCTGTTGCTCCCATGGCTCGGCCAGGTTGCCGTTGATGAATCCCTGGAGGCCGGACATCGATGCCTTGGCCTCGAGGAACGAGACTGCCAGATATCCCCAGGTGCATTTGCGGTCGGGGCTATAGAGGCTGCTTAGGTGGTAGGACCGCACACCAGGCATGGCGTTGGTGTTCTCTGGGCGCCATTGGCCATGTCTTAGGGCTGCCACTTTGTGAGAGTCGCTGATTTTGCCTTGGCACAGTTGGCAAACGTAATGGGCCGAGGACCGAATCTTAGCCAGGTCGTGCTTGCCGTCCTCGGCCTTGGCGTCGTCCCAGGTCACCTGGCGCCATTCGAGCTTGATGTGCTCCCGGCAATGGGGGCATGGCAGGTAATAGCGGCGCTGGTCGCCACGCAAGAATCGCTGCCAGATTCGGCCTTCGACCACGGTGGGCGTTGAGGTCATGAAGGCCTTTGAGCTGCTGAAGCTCTTGAGTCTCTGCTCGGCCAGGTCGAGGGCGTCGGCCTCCCGGGTAGTAGCCTCGGCGAATTTGTCGACCTCGTCGGCGATGAGCACCCGAACCGGGCGGCTGGCCAAGTTGGCCGGGCTGTTTGATCCTACGAAAGTCAGGGTCGACCTGGTGAAGTTCTGCTCGAGGTTGGTGATCTTGTCGGCCTCGGCCGGGTAGCATTCGAGCATGGCCGGGCTGTCCTCGAGCATGGGCAGCCAGCGGGACTTCGAGAATGACCTGGCAAGGCTCTCGGTAGGCATCAGCCACAAGGCCGGGCTCGGCTCGTTGGCGATTAGCCAGGCCAGGCCGGCCATCAGGGTGGTCGTCTTCGAGGTCTGCGATCCCCAGCAGAGGGTCACCTCGTAGACCGACGGGTCTTTCCAAGCCTCCATAGGTTCCCGGGTGTAAGGCCGTACCGAGGTGCTGAAGGGCCCGGGGTGCTCGGTCTGCCGTTGGGTCAGCCGGAGCGATGCCTCGGCCCAGTCGACCACCGTCTGCATCGGTGTCGGCCGGTAGAGGTTGCGGCGGTAGTCCAGTAGGCTGCGCTGGAGGTCGGTCAGGTTCAAAATAAGCGCCCTTCGTGTTGGTTGGAGATCCTGGCCTCGGAGATCTTGTGATATTCTGGGTCGCGTTCGATGCCGATGAACCGGAAGCCGTTGATGGTTGCAGCCTTGCCGGTTGAGCCGGAGCCCATAAACGGGTCGAGGATGGTTCCGCCTGGTTGAGTTATCAGGCGGCAGAGGTAGGCCATTAGCATGGTCGGTTTAACGGTGGGGTGATTGTTCTCGGATTCTCGATCCACTTTACCAGCCTTGGCCGTGTAGAAGAACCGGGCGCCGGACTTCAGCGACAAGGCCGCCTCGTTGCTGCCGTCGTGGATGATGTTGGCAGGCCAGCGGCCGACGCATTCACGGCCGTCGAATTCTTTGTGTGATGATATTGGTGTGACGGTTCTCTTATTTTCTAAATCTTTGTGTCCTGCGCTTGGATTCCGTCGGCTTTCCGTTCCCACCCGACACTCATCCACATTGAGTGCCCCGGTGCCGTACTGGATCACATTGGCGGCCACCGTGCTGGAGAATGGCTTTCGGGCCATGGTGATCGGCTCCAGAGCAGGCTTGAGGGCGGTGCCCCAGCCGGACCATTGACGGGCCTCGGGGGTGGCGGGGGCGGTGATAAAAACGTCAGTTGCCGTGCCTGACTCGGTTGTGATGTAACTGTTGGTGCTTTCCTTGCCGATGTTGCTGGCTCCTTTGTAACTCCCCACCACCTCCCTTTGTGCCCCGGCCGCCTTGTCGATTGCCTTACTCACATCTAGCGACTTCGGAAATCCCGACCCATACACCCAGGCGATCATGTCTCGAATTTCGAAGCCGGCGTCCTCGATTCTGCACGCCATCCGGTGCTGCGTCCTGGTGCCGGCAAATGCCAGCAGATGGCCTCCCGGCTTCAGTACCCGCAGACACTGCTCCCAGATGGCCACGCTCGGCACGTCGTAATCCCATTTCTTGCCCATGAAGGACAGGCCGTAAGGTGGGTCGGTCACGATGCTGTCGACCGAGTTGTCCGGTAGAGTAGCTAGAACCTCCAGGCAGTCCCCCAGGTGCAGTTGGTAGGTCATTTCCATGGGTCGGTGTTGTGCAATGTTTTGAGCGCCACCTCCTGGACCCACCGGGTCAATTCACGTTCGGCGTGCTCAGGGTCATGCGGTGCTATCCGGCCGGAGAGTTGTTTCGGCATGGCCTTGATCAGCGAGGCCACGGCGCCGTCGTGCTCCTGCATCACTCGGCGCACCCAGTCGCCGGAGACCAGGCGGCGCTCCTTTTCGGCCTGGGTGATCACCTCGTCACGGGCCGACGTTAAGTTCTTTGCCGCGGCTGCATGGATCGCCACCAGCCGGCCGGCGTCGGCTCGACCACCGCGGAGGGCATCGACTGCCAGGTCATAAGCCGCACGCTCGATTTGCCGCTGTCTTTCGTAAGCGCCTTCTGGCGAGTCGGTGGCGGCGGTTGCGTTGTTGAGAGGGCTCTCGGCTTCTATGGGTCTGTAGGGGCCTTCCTGTTCGATTGCGGTGGGGTCCGGTGTGATCTTCTGTTTGCGAATAGACTTAGCGCGTGACCTAACGTGTTGAGATCGCCAGATGTCGGCCGATTCGGGCGAGTCCATTGGCATCCCCTGGGATATAAGTTGTGCGACCCGCGGCTGGCTTATACCGATGCGGTCGCCGTATTCTTTTTGGGTCATGGTTGTAAGGCGTTCTTGATCTCCTCGGGCATCATCGAGTCGGGCAGGTTGGCTGCGAACTGGAGGGCTCGGAACACACCGTCCCTTCGGCTGTCGTAGTTACTGGGCACCAGGGAGCCGACGATCTGTTCCGGTGTTGTTCCGCTTTTCATCAGCCGGATGAACCAGGC